TAAATTCGTTACCATACTGTCTATTAAACGCGTCCTCAGAACCTAGGTTTCCAAGTTCTCTCTTATACCATTCATCGTCCCGGTCAGGATGTTGCCACCAATCAATTCGAGTTGCTTTATATTCATTGTTACCCTGTTCGGCATCCGCAAATATCTCATAAAACTTATTAAATCCATTGGGTGTGGATGTTATATTAATTCTAGAAATTTTAGATGCAGAAAGAGTAGGATATACGTTTTCATAAAAGGCGTCAACAATAGTAGGATGGACGTGAGCAAACTCATCAAGATATAAATTATGTATAGTGAATCCAATACCTGATTTTGCAGTAGTTGATTGTCCTACGAGACGGCATCCATTATCCGCACGGACATTCATTACATCATACTTAATGATACCTGGCTTCATGTAGAATGGAAGATTTTCAAGAACAACCTTAGCCTTATCTATAATTTCCTTTGTTGATTCTGATTTGTTTGCAAGAAGTAATGTAGTTTTGTCATAATTAAAAACTAGGTACCATGCATTAAAAATCGAAGCTGTAACTGTATTATGTGAAAGGAATCCATTTGTATAATATCGATGGTCAGTGTGATCTACTGTTGCATCATACATTTGAACCTTTGATTTAAATGTAGTAATTTCGGTTACCATTTCGGGCCCGCTTACTGTCATTAGTAGGTCTCCTATTTTTAAATCCTTAATAAAAACCTCATTTAGGTTTTCGTCAAATAGTATATGGGTATCTGCACCTTGCATACTCCTACCTGAATGTGTCTTAATTTCCCATATAGTATATGGTTTTGTAAGATGAATATTCGGCATTGGTTGATATCCAGAATCAGTTAGGACTTTATATCCTTTAAGGTTAATTGTTTCCTGTATCTTGTCGGTGAAATCATCTTCTGGCAGATATTCATTTTTCGTTTCAATTTTTTCTATAAATTGAATTGAACGTATTATTATTGATTTTAAGATTGATTTCATATTGTAATATTTATCTTAGAAATTCTAGACACAACTGAATTGTTCCATTTGGATCTTTATTATAATCGGACTCCCATATTGTTAAAACTTCATATCCATGTGATTCGGCTAACTTTCTTTTATTTGCGTCATATTCCCATAACACATGGGCTTTCATCTTTTTTGTTTTGTTAAACCAGTCCATTTCATATATAGCAGGATTGGCATGCCAATAATCTCCGTTAAACTCTATTATTTTTTTGTTAACAGTTAAATCATATGAATATGATTTAACGCTATTAATTTCTCTTATCCATTTTTCTTTATCGGGAATTACAATTCCATTATCTTTTAAAATGATTTTAATATTATTAACCCATTTACTCTGAGGAGATCTTCCATCTCCATATTTTTCAAAGTTGGCATATAGAGACTTCAACCATTTTTCTTGTCTGTCATTATACACTGTAGTTCCCTTTGATTTTCCATGTTTTAGTATGCATTTGTCTAAAGTAAATGTAGTTTGTCTTTCAGTATATAGTCGCTCCGCCTCTTCTATATTTCCATTACATTTTTTTAGCCACCATTCAATATCCGAACTCTTTTTAATAGAACCATAATCAATTGAATCAATAAATTTCTTTCTATCTTCTTCTGATTTATAATTAACGAAATCTTTTGAAAATGGACTCTTTGACTTTCTTTGTTCAACTGTAGTTTTTGATGTATGATTTGGATTATTTGATCCTATCATTCTCTGTCGTTGTGCTTCTCTATGCTTCTCTTCTTTCATGAATTGACCATTTTTTGCACTTATCTTATCACATTGCAGTTTTGCATTTGGAAACTCAATTCTATATTCTTCGGTTGTTCTGTCCGGATGATGTTGTGTAAACCAATGGCCGTAAATTCGAGTAGTAGCATATCCATTCCATTGGTCTACTACATAATCGTATCCTTCATTTCCATTGAACATAGCAATTTGTTCTACTTTAAATTTAAACAAATCCCTACAATCAAATGAACAAAATTTAGAATTATTACTCATTGATTGATAAACATTATTACATTCCTTACATTCTTTATCTTTCATAACTATATCTATTTATATATTATATAATTATATATCTAAATGTTTCTTGTAAGTTGACAGATATCGTAAAGAATGAATATTAGTCAATCCATGTATATAAAGTCCACAGCTTCCACTTAATCCATTCAGTTACCTTTAAGGGCCTTTGTTTTTGAAGTATAGTATAAAACAGTTCTCCTATAGTTATCGTCTTAGAGATACCTTGAGGATCCTTGACATCGATCCTGGTGTTATGTACAAGACACTTTCCCATTTGACGCGCGGCTAACACGATATTAAATCTATTATGCTGAAAATCTCTTAGTAATTCTTTTTGATATTTTCTAAGTGTAACCTGTTGAATTCCATTATCGGTCATAACAACCGCATACTTCTCTGCAAAATAGACAATATCCTTTGCACATTTTGCAAGTTCTTCTATTTCTTCATCTGTGTATTCAAATACTATGTTTCCTTTTCTTAAAAATTGTTTTCCTTCGTAAAATGGCATACTGACTTGAGGTCGATATCCCTTGTCGAGTGCAACTAATAGATCATTAATTATTTTAGTTGACCAAACTAATTTTTGAGCATCTTTTTCTGATTCTGCATTAGGAATCCATTTATTATCATAACTTGTATCTTCCATTAAGAGTTCTTTCTTTTTGTTAAAGCTTCGCTTATTTTCCTCTTAGTTTCTTCTGACCTAGGCTTTCCTTTTTTAGCATTACTCATTTTTATTTTAGATTCTTCAGAATGTTTTTTGCCTTTACCTAATTTCTTACCCTTGTTCCAAGGAACCTGACCAACATGTGATTCTCTCATTCTTTGTCTAGTTTCTTCAGAAACGTTTTCCTTTGCTTTTCTTAGTTTTTCAATATGCCCTTTAGATAATTTTTTACCTTTATTCGATTCAGATATTTTTTTCTTTTGTTCTTCCGACATAGGTGGTCTAGTACTATGCCATTTTTTCATTTTTTCAATAGTTTTTGGAGAATGCCTTGTTCCCTCTGTGCTAAACCCGACCGAATTCTGTTTAGATTTATTATAAAATAAATGACTGCTAGCTACATTATGTCTATTGTGCATTAAAATCTCATACTCTATGGCATCTTCAGACGTGTCAAATTCCTTTAATATTTCATATATAAAATTTTCAGGGTTGTTTTTTTGTTCATTAATAAAATCCTGATCAGTAGACGATGATATATATGAAAGTCCTAAATCATCTGTCGGTTTAACCGATGTAGTTCTTTTCCCAATATATGATTTATTATTAAGTTTATTTGTTATTTGGTATACGTAGTGATATTTTCTCATATATTATATATCAATAAAAAATTAATCCATTTATTATCTCCAACATATGATTCTTCAATTGCCATAATTAATCCTTTATTATTCCAAATACAGTTCCGCCTTGTTGCGTAAAACTAATTGATTTTCCTTGCCTTTTCATTGATTTCTCAATGAAAATTCGATATAATCGGTCTCTTCCTAACCCTTCATCATTTGCCTTTCCTTTAGGTTCATATCTGAATCCTCGTATAATTCCGGTATTTTCACCTAATATGCGTTCTATTACATCCATTATGGTTGCCATTATGCTAAACATTTCACCTCGATTAGTTTCATTATATTCTCCATCTGCTGTAAAATCAATGTCTAAGAATGAATTAATATTAATTACAGTCAATGTGTATTCTAGTTTTGATTCTGTTTTAAACTTAACATAAACCCTTTTGTCAAATTCTGACATTTCACTAAACTTACCATTGATCTTATACTTGTATTTCTTAGAAGAGGAATCTCCTATTTCAAAAATAAATTCTTCATATACTTTAAAATGCTTCATAATACTAGTCTTCTGTTATTTCGACGTCTTCGATATTTGCAGAATCAATTCCATCCCTAATTAATCGCATTATATCTTTAGTTCCTCGTTGGGTATTTCCTAATGTAGTATCTCCGCCTGAAGATTCTATTTCTCGAATATCATCTCTTTTTCTATAGATTTCAATGTCTCTTGCAATCCTCTTAGCACTCTCTTCAGTTGCCATTAAATACATTGTTTGTGATTTAATAATGTCTAGCATTGATTTCTGTAATGTGGCAAGTACTTCGAACATTCGAGGAGTAACTTCACCATCTTCAATCGATTCTAATAGGATAGTTAACGCTCTTTCACCTGCTTGTAATTGATAGACTAATGAACTCATTGTCATCTCATCCATCTTCTTTTTAGCTTGAATATACTCGTCCTTTTCTATTATGTCCTCATCTAAATAAAATTTCATTAGGGCTGAAATTGTCTTCTTTGCCTTTTTAGTAGAGTTTTCTTTAAGTTCAGTATATGTTTTTTTAGGAGGGGGTCTGCGAGCCGGTAATTGTGGGTCTCTTTCTATTACATCCTCGATGTTCATGTTACTAGCACCTATTAATTCATTAAGGTCTTTTCTGATATCTTCGGCTTGGTCTTTTATACTTCTGTTTTCTGACATATTTACTATATTATTAGATAGTATATTTATCTTAATTTATTAGTTAACGTGCATTAGCGAATTTTTGAAAACCAAGAGATGGAATTGCGTTATCTATTACGATCGCATATTGGTTATCTCTTACTAAATATTGATTTAAGACGTTAGAATGCTCTTCTTCCTCTATTGGAGTATTAAAAACTCTAATATTTGTCATAAACATTTCATTTGATCTAAGAGAAAATGATGTTACTGAATTCCATAATATACGATTACTTAATAGTCTGTTCTCGTTGAATTCAAGTACTAAATTATTAGACCTAGATGCCGGCATAATTCGCTCTCCTCCTATATTAGATATAACATTACTATCTGGATTTAAACTATAGAAAGAAACTCCTAGTTGTAAAAAACTGTTGTTAACATTTATTACGTATGTATACCAGTTGTTTTTATTAAATGATATTCCATGTGTAAATGATTCAGTTATACCGTTTACGCTTAGTTTAAATTCAGTGTTGCTTATGGTTAATCTAAGACCTTGGATTGCGTCATTATCACCAAATAAATAATAATCAGTAGTCGATGCTGCCTTAAATTGTGGTGAAAACCAACCAGTAAAGGCCATATTTTCATTAAGATTTACAGTAGATGGCGCAGTATATACTATTGCAATTTCATCTAATCTCATTGCAGTAAAATCGTAATAGTTCTTACTAACAATAGTCCATCTATTCTTTAAATTATAGTCGACTATTCTTATTTTTTTATTAACAAACTCTCTAATACCGTCCTGGTATGTTGTAGTTACTGTTTGAAATTGTTCTTTTTTAATATGTTTCACGTATTCTTCTTCTATTCTTTCCCCGAAGATTTCTTCGATTCCGGTTGTTAATATGTCAGTTGCTTCATTAAATTGACCTTTAATGACATCGGATCTGTCTTGATATTTTACTAACTTGACTCTCCAATATGAATTTGTTTTATTAAATTCATCGGCCAATGAAACCGAGCTTATTTCATACATCTTATTAATAATAGGAATAAACATATAATCCTTATTTCTTGGAGATTTTCCTGCACCAAATTTATTTTCAAATTCATCGGCTGTAATATGTACTTCGAAATCAGCTAGATCAATTCCAAATATATCATAAGAATTAGCTTCAGATGGAAACTCATTATCAGGGACTAATATTTTTAATGTCTTATTATCTACAACATTATGTAGTGAATATTCCATTAATATAACATCAGTCGTTCTTAGGTTAGGTTCAATTCTAAAATAGTTAACGCTATGCCCAAATATGTCATTAACAATATTAGTAAGTTGTTTATATATTCCTACTGATTTAGTGAGTGCATATGGATTAAAAACAGATGTGGTACATGCTACTTCAATGTTCGCACATCCTGTCATTGAAAAGGGATCGGTACATTCTGTGCAAAAATTAGGACAAGATTCAATAGTACCATCTACTGTTTCAATAGTATATGTTATTGATAATAATGTTATTGTGTTTCCTGGTATAATTCCAGCTACCTCGTTTTTAACTTCAATCCACATTGGTTTAGATGTGTCAAATATTATATGGAAAAGATCTCCATATTGATTTCCGGAATTTAATGTTTGAAATTCAGAAAATAAATCATTAGTATGTGACCATCTGTATTCATATTCAAAAAAGTTATTGGCATCTGTTGATTTATAGTATAATGATCCAGTAGATGAGAGTTGAATAGGTTCGTTAACTGTCATTTCTATTGGTGAAACTATTGTATCTATTGTGTATGTAATATTTCCTATGATAATGACATCACCTGGTTGAAATGAATTCATAAATTGAGTACCATTACCTACTATATCAAATTGACCTGATACTAAAGTAACGCTCCCTGTCATATATCGAGTTCTTATACCTGCTAATATATCCCAATCTATAATCCTAAGCGTGTTATTATATGGTGTTTGTAGTGAAGCAGTTATAGTATCTCCATACTCATTTGCAATAAATCCCTTTACCATCTTACTCTTTTATATTTTTATTTACATTATCCTGTGGAGTATAAACTTCTCCAGCAATCCATGATGCAACAAACCCAGTAAGAGAAACAAAATAAAGAGAAAGCTCACTAATATCGGCTGAGAACCATATAGCACCACTACCTGCAATTGCCCATAAGAATACAACAACATAAATCATTAATTCTCTTCTAGAACCGGGTCCTTTTGCAAAAATTGTGGTTTTTTCACTTGGTCTTTTGGCTTCAGCCCATATATATGTTGCAGCATATGCTGTTAAAGATCCAAAATATACTGCAAGATCGGCAAAGCTTGCATTTTTATAAGCACCTAATAGTCCCATAATTATCCATAAAGAAACTATGATATACACAAGTGCTTCTCTTTTTCCAAAATTGCTAAAAAATTTCATTAATACTAGTATTTTTTTCTTATACTATATATTCTAAAAAATTTGTTAGTAGTCTGTAATTAATAATATTAGTGCATCTTCTCTCTCTATCTTAGGTTCTAAAATATCTAAAATATCTAAAAGTATACCTGATTCAATATCTTCTTCATCATCTTCGCCTAAATACTCGTCGATTTTATCAGATAGTTCTTTAGCATTAATTCTAACATAAGGCTTGCCTTTTGTAAAGATTCCAATTTCAAAAAGAATTTTGTTTACATCATTAAGCTCCTTTGTATTATATAATTCAAATAATTTAAGAGTAGCTGTAAGAATTTTAAAACTAAATTGTAAAACTTTACTGCCTTCAACATCAATTATTCTGTTATAACTCTTGTCATTATTTAAATTAAATTTAATGTATTGCAGATTTTTCATTTCTGTGGTAATTTGATGCAAAAAATAGACAGAGTTAACTTCTTTATGAAAAACGTCAGAACCTACTGTTTTAATCTTATTAAGTAATTCAGTATAGTGTTTGTTTAATATAAATTTAAGTTGATTTACTGTAATTATTACAGAATTTTCAATAGGAGAAAAAACGTAATCAGTTTCATTTTGAATATGTGTCCAGATTCTGTTATCGATGTAGTTATATTTATATAGAGTAACATCGATTGCTGTTGGTAATTTACTTACGTCGAATAATTCCATTTATAGTGTTTAATTAGTAAACCTGCATTGAATCTTCTATTCTTTTTAAGTTAGAATATAGTTCTTCTTTTGCAAAGGTTTCAAGTTCTTTAAATTCTCTTTTTCCAATTTCATTTCTTTGCATAAAGAAGGTAATTGAAGCATCAGAAGGTATATATTTGCTTTTTGTCACAGATACTTTTTCTACCTTTTTTGTCTTTGTATAAATCCAACCAGGAACATTCTTAAATCTCGCTGCAACTAAAGCCCAACTATCTAATACTGCAAGTGGGTTAATTCCATTTTTATTAAACATTTGAGCGTTTGCTGGATATTGAATTGAAAAGAATCTGTTTATCATGAAGTGATGTCTCTTCTTATTATGATTACTTATCTTTTTATATTCATTTGGTTTTGTGAACATGATTTTTATAAAATCAAATAACTTTGTTTCGTCTAACATTTCTTACTGCTTTTTCAAATATTTCAAGTCTGCTACTATTTATATCATCAATCATTAGTTTGTTTACTTCTAAGATAACTTCTTTAAATATGAATTCTGCATGAACCTCATGTAATAATTCATCTAAAATTTCCTCATTTGACATATTAAAATAGAGTGTTGATTTTGTTATTTTGTTCAGATTTATTAATATTTTCTTGTATGTTTAATTTTGCAAAAGGATCGAATGATTTTGGAGCTCCATTTCCTACAGATTTCTTAGAGTTCCATGTTGTTCCATCTAATATTTTTTCCATTTGAGTTAATTCAAGCATCTGTGTTTCAACATTAAAATCTTTATCAATTTCAATATACATTGCCTTTTGTATTCCCATAGGGATTGTATTGTAATGCAGTAACATTAAATCTAAATTTTGATTAAAATTAACTTTGATTTCATTGATATTTGATCTTTCTACTACCTCTAATATTAGATTAATCATGACATTTACTTGATTTGCTGAAAAGAAATGATCTATTAAAAAATCACCTTCAACTTCTCTATACTTTGATAATATTTTTGTTGCATGCTTTTCAGTTATAGAGTAATTTCTAATAGAACCTTCCTTTGTTTGCTTAGTCCATGTGACTACTGACTTAATATTATCACTCTTATCTCCTTGTAATATTTTAGAGAAAATAAAGGCATCACAATTAATTTCTTGAATTTGTACTGTGTTTTTAACAATCCATTTTTGAAATTCTTCTTTAATACTATTATTCATTACAGCAGCAGAAGACATATTGAATAACATATCATCATTACTTAAATCAGTAGCGGCATTAGATTCTAATAAGCTTTCAAATCCTTCGAATGCTAATAACTTTCTTTGTGAATTATAATACCATAATGTATATGCATCTGTTGCTTTATTATAATTAACTAATTGAATTAGATCTCTATCACCTGTCCATACGATACAATTCTTACCTTCGTTATTTAATGCATTAGCCCATCCGAATAAAATATCATCTGCCTCTGCACCTGGAACCTTATGTACAATTACACCTTTAGTTGCAAGAATACCTTGCCATTGTTCATATACGTCAAATACATTACTCCAATTAACAGAATCATCAAGCACTCTTGTTCCTTTGTATGCCGCTGCTGGAAATAAATCCTTTCTCCATGATTTTGAATCTACTGCAACTACTACTTGATCTACAAATGGTGTCATCTTACGGACCTCTGATGCAAGATCAATACATAATTTACGCATTAATTGTTCTTGACCTTCAATATCACCTAACAACTGCTTGCCTTTTACTCTTGGTAATACGAATAATCTACTATGTACAAAGTAATTACCGTCAATGATTAATGTATGTTTTCCTAATTTCATAATGTATCTTTTAATTTATATATAAATATAATCAATCTCGGTGATATAAAAAAATATTTATAGCTTTATTTTTAATTTATTCTCTAACTATTCCTTGTATAGTATAGATGCATGATAGTAAACTAATTACAGGATCTATTACTAAAGATCGTTGTGCCTGGTGATGAGCAACTGTAATTGCAATCTGAGGAATATGTTTAGCATTCTGTGGCCTTTCGGTTTGAATGTATTCTATAAACTCTTCGCCTAATGTTTGCAACACATCATCAACTCTGTTTGAATATTCTCCTACTATTTGTTTGTAATTTACAATAGGATTCATTTCATTAAAAATCAATACAAACACATCCTTATATACTGAATTAAATTTCTTTACATCTGCTGTTGTAATATTTGTTGTTCCTTGTGTTTTATAACCTTGTAATTTATTTAAAGTGCTTCTTAGATCTGGAAAGTTTCTTTTGACAAATTCCAATAATGCTGGTTTTTCAATAGTCATTTCTTCTTTTCCACAAATCTCGTATACTCTTTTAATATATTTCTTTGTTAGTTCGATTTCTTCTGATTTATCAAAATCAAAATTAACAACTTCAAATCTGCTTAGAATAGGGTCTGGTATTTTATTAACATAATTACATGTTGCGATAAACCGAGAGTTGCTTGCAAATGTTTCCATAGTTGCACGTAAAGCCTTAAAAAACTGATCTGAAACTCCATCTACCTCATCTAATATAACTACTTTGAATTTTCCTTGATCGTCAAGTACTGACATTGTTGAACAAAAATCAGTAATTCTAGTTCTAATAACATCGACTGATGTATCTGTTGATGCATTAATGTATAAATATGGAAGATTGAATTGATTTACTATTGCCTTTGCTGTTGATGTCTTTCCTGTACCTGGACTTCCGGCTAAAAGCATGTTTTGTGATAATCCGTCTTTAATTTTAGACATTACTCTTTCTGGTAAAATTAAATCTTGTAGATTTTTAGGTCGATACTTTTCTGTGAATAGTGAGTGAATCATATGTGTTAGTGTACTTAGTTATGTGTATTATATGAATTTATAAGAATATGTTTCAGATAAATAATACATGGCATATAACAACAAATACCCTACAATTAAACGAACCGGTGGTCCGAACCCAAGAAACAGATATGGAGTATGTTATGTTGGTTTGTCTAGACAACAACGTAGATTACTTTTAGAAAATCCCTTAATGAAAGAAAGAGCTAAAGAAGATCAGTTCTTACATATTATATTTGAAGTATGTAAACATACAAATCAATCACATCGTGAAAAGTATTATTATGATTATTCTACTAGTGAGTTTATGAAATTAGAAGAATTAAACGAAAGCTATGATACCATAGATTGGACGTGTGCAATCTCTAATCAACCTATTAGATCTAATATAAATAACTTTGCGCAAGAGAACTTCGTACACCCTGATCATCATGATATACTCATGGAAGGTAATGTAGATGAACGAATAATCAAGTCATCGGTTGCCTTTCAACAACACGTAAAAAAACTCCTATTGAATCAACAACAGGAGTTTTTAATATTAGCTAAGAAGAATGCTAAATTATAATAAGTTAGCAAATCTATCCTTTAAACTGTAATTTAAATAGGATAATTTTTCTAATATAGTATCATTTTCTATTTTTCTTAATTCTGATTCAAACATTATTCCTAGATATGTACCATCAATTTGCCAAGATTCCTTTGCAGAAACTCTATCTATAAGACTTTGTACTTTTTTAATCTTTTCTTCGTTTCCAGAATCCTGCGCAGTTTTAAGTTGTGATTGTAACTTAGATAACATTTCTTCCTTATTTCCTTTGATTTTATCCTTACCATCTACTGACTTATCGGCAGCTTTAGGTTCTGCATCTGCTTTAGGTTCTGCTTCTGCTTTAGGTTCTGCATCTGCTTTAGGTTCTGCTTCTGCTTTAGGTTCTGCTTCTGCATCTGCTTTAGGTTCTGCTTCTGCATCTGCTTTAGGTTCTGCTTCGGCTTCTGTATCTTTTTTATCCTTTTCGGCAGCAGCATCTTCCGCATCATCTTTGGCCCTTTCAGCATCTGCTGCTTTTTCGGCGGCTTTAGCTTCCGCATCATCTTTTAATTTTTGCTTGTCTTCATCTGAAGGCGCAGCATCCGAAAGGGCTGCCTCTTCTTTTTTTAATCTAACTACTAATTTAGAAGCCTGTGACTTAAGGTCTCCTTTATCATTACTGCTATCCCCCATCGCAGTTTTTATAACAGCAAGTTTTCCTTTTATTTTTTCTGAGTTTAGTGCCTTTTGTACAATATCAGAATATGACTTAAATTTATCGGTAACTGCGGTTTGGACGTCGTCTGCCTGTGCTTTAAGTGTAGTAACTTTATTTGCTATTTTTTTCTTCATTTCGGAATCGGTAGCAGCGGATGCTGCAGCATCTAAATTAGCAACCTTTAATAAAAGAGTATTAACTTTCTTTTGTGCTGCTCTGGCCTTAGGTGCCCTAAACACAAAATCTACAACACTATTAGTTTCTTCAAAAATAGAATTAAAATCAATTGACTCTATTTCTTCAGTTAATTCATTTGCTAGTGTCTCTAGTGAATTTATAATAGCGTCTACATCCATGGACATGTCTGTATCTATTTTTGTTGTTTGAGTTGGTTTTATTGGATTTTCAATTACAACCTCATTTTCATTAATTGTTTTGTTATACCAATTATCAAATGTTTGATGATTTTTCATAAAGTAGATATTTTTTATATAACATATATATCAACGAAAAAAGGAACTGATTTCTCAGTTCCTTTTAATATTAAAATGTTAATTTTAAGTATTATGAAAGTGTTAATAGGTTAGTGAATGAACCTTTAACGTTAAATTTAACATATTGTGTTTCTGGGTGAAAACCTGCATCAACTAGAGCGAATCTAGATTTGATAGCAACTTTAGGAGCCATAGTTCCTTCAGCTATAGTTTGCACTGATTCAGCCATTAAGTATGGCATAAAAACAATACCTGGTCCGTTACCATCACCTTTTCTACCAACTGCGATAGAATAATCTCCCCATTCCATAGTTGGGTCAGTATACACATTGATTCCAGCAACAGATCCTAAAGGGTAAATTGCTCCAGCAGCTTGTGCGAAAGTATTAGCCATAGGGTTTGCAACAAATCCAGAGATTGATTGTAAAACAGTTGCAGTTTGTGGTCCACATACTGCGAAGTTACCAGCACCTCTTCTACCTCTGTTAGCAATTAAGTTAGCAGCTGCAAGAATTTGTGATAAGATTCTTCTGTGGATTGATGGTAAAGTTTCACCACCACCACCTAAAGCACTAGCAGCAGGCAATGTTAAATCGAAACCATTTACTGTAAATGCAGCGGTTACGTTATCAGTACCTAATTTTCTAATTCTACCTAAGATGTATTGGTTAATACCTTGTGTTAATTCGTTAGTTAAAACAGCTTCTACTTGAGCAACGGCGTCAACTCCGAATTGCTTAAGATCTTGAACTTGCTCTCTTGTAACTGCAGCAGCAACTTGAAACGTTTCAGCTGAAACAGTCTTAGAGTGTAATGAAAGACCCATGATTTTGTCAGGAGTTTGTTCTCCAGCTTCTCTAGAGAAAGGATTTCCATTCTCATCAGCTGCAACGAATCCTTTAACGTGATCTTCTAAAGCCTTTACTAATTCAACAGTTACACCAGCACCTGTTGCATAGTCTTCTAAGTCACCTGCTATATTTGTGTTTGTTGCATCAATAGTTCCAACTTTAAAAATTGATTTACCATCAATTCTAGATGATCCGATAAATACATAATCACCGTTAGTTCCAGATACAGCATCAATATCGTCAGTACCTAAAAGTGCCTCAGAACCTTTAATGTAAGTTGGAGTAGTTGATCCTAGAACCTTACCACCTTCATATACGAAGTCTAAGTAAGATAGTAACCCCATTGGTCCAGCCATAGGAACTACAGGTACTAAATCAAGACCGATAGTTTGTGCAGCAACTTGCATTGCTAAAGGTAATAGGGAAGGAGACTTGTCTCCAGAACCGTTTACAGTAGAAACACCGTTAGTGATTCCAGAAGGTAAAACAGTTGCACCCATACCAAAGATATTTCCTGCTGTCCCTAAAGACATAGTAGAAGCATCCTCATATAATTTGTGATTATGACAGTACTCTGACATCCAAGCTAATTTGCTAGCGTCATTGATTCCTGTTGCTGATTCAATAATCGGAGACCATGTTGCTCTGATTTCTGATTCATTAATTAAATTTGCCATTTTTGTTTTAATTTATTTTTTAATGGTTTAAGTTTCGTGTTTACGAGTTTTCGATATAATTTCAGTTTTTTGCTTCTTAACTGTGCATCGAATATGTTTTGTTTTATTATATATCTTTAATTATTTGATAATATTGTGATATATTTTTATTTTTTGAATTTTTTTGCTATTTGAGCAGTAATATCTGACAAATCGTAACCTATTGTCTTTACTTCTTCGATCTTTGTAGATTCATTAATCATTGTTATTTTTTCCATGATTGGTGAAGTTTCTCTAAGATCTCTTGTTTGCCAGAAGTTTGCAACCTGATATGATGTTTCTAATTTAGCCATTCTTGATTGAGCCATGATTTGACTTTTCTTACTTTCAGATAATCTAGTCCATGTATCATGATATTCAGTTGGCATCATTGCAATTACATTTGGTGTATTTTCTGTAATTACAGCTCCCATTAATGAATTTGACCATAATGATAAAATTTGACCTTCTGTTAGATAACCCTTACCTTCAACTGCAGATGTAACTTTAGTTTTATCTTCATTTGATAAAGCATTAAATTCATTTATTTTTTCTTCATTAATAAATTTAAAGAAAGAAGGATTATCTGTTTTTTTAGCGTTAACCTTTTCAACTAAAGCTTCTAATTTAGAAGTAATTGAATTTTTGTAAGCTTCCATTGCGTCTACTGTTTTTCCGGAAGCGTCTCCAGTTCCTTTAAGATCTAAATCATCTTCAACATCTTCAACTGTACTGTCAATTACATTGCCATCAGCATCAACTGTTTTTACTGTTACATCTTTAGTTTCGTCCTTTAAGTCCTCTGCTGGTATTCCAGCTGCACCTTCTACTATTTCAATCCCGGCAGCGTCTCCAGTTCCTTTAAGATCTAAATCAGCTTCAACATCTTTAACTTTACTGTCAATTACATTGCCATCAGCATCAACTGTTTTTACAGTAACGTCTTTAGTTTCGTCTTTTAAGTCTTCTGCTGGAATTCCAGCTCCGTCTTCTAATAATAAGTTAGTGTTTACTGTTTCTGCAACATATTCAGCGTATTCTGTTACTTTTTCTAGATTTTCTCTTAAATACTCAGTATACTTAATTAAGTTATCATGTGAAGTAGTTCCTTCATTGTATGATTCTGCTAAATAATTAGTGTAATTTCTAATAGAATCAACACTTTCTGCAATATGTTCAGAATATTGAATACCTTTATCTAGTTTTTCTGCAAGATGCTCAGTATATTGAATACTTTCATCTGTTTTTTTAGCCGAATACTCAGAGTATGCTATTGAATTCTCTAGTTTTTCAGCTAAATAATTAGTATATTCTTTAATCTTTTCTAATTGAGAAGTGTTTTCATCAGTTGATGTTAATAAATTCATACTTTCTTTGATAGTTTTCATTTCATCAGAAAGATATTTAGAGTAGTTGTTGAAATCCTCAACCGTAATAAATTTAGACTCTGCCATTTTTGTTTCGTTTATGTTTTCGATTGTTTGTTTGTTATTATCTTTATTATTTATCTCGTAAATAAATAGGTCGTTTCCTTCATTAACAAATCCATAAGATTCATTAACTCTTTTTAGTTCAGCGTTTTCAAATCCTGGATCAGCTACTAAATCGTATGTAAATAATTGTTTGATTTTTACTTGTCCATTTGATTCAACAGCTCCGGCAGCTCTACTTGATATTTGTAGAGGTACTCCAGCATCCACTAATGCCTTTGCTTGTCGACCTGCATCGGTATCTAATAATCTGATTCTACCCTTGACTTGTTTTGTAGTTGAATCATATATTAATTCTTCAATAATATGTGATACATTCTTTAAAGATACGTCAAATGTCTGAGGGTGATCTAATTCACCTAGTAGTTTAGATGATTTAATTTTATCTTGTAATGCCTGAATTTGTGGTAAATATTCAGATTCAGTATAAATTCGGTTATTACGATTTTTCTTATCGATTTCTCCAAAGATACCTTCTAGAACGTAGGTTCCACCTTCCTGTTTAAACGCTAATTCTGTAGATGATCTTTCTAGGATCAGTAAGTTGTTAGTCATAATTTTATTATTTTATTATATTTCTATTATATATCATACTAATTTTTATAATATTTAAAAAAAATTAAAATTAGATGCCTGCTAGTGGGTCTTCAGTGCCACCTTCCTCTTCTTCTTTCTTCTTTTCTTCAGCGTCAGTTTCTGCTTGATTAACCTCAGCGGTATAATCGTTATAAAATTTAACTAAAGCAAAAATATCTTCTTCGGTAAATGCAGTGTTACCATACTCCTTATAAAAGTATTCCTTAAATTCTTTTTCTGTTTTAGATGAAAGAATTACACCTAGAATTTCAGTGGATTTAATTTCTTCACCTGAATCTAGAGAAACATCGTCTACTACAACACGTGAATCACCACCGGCATCAATAGCTGCCTCGTCTATTTTAATATAAGATGAATTTATAAATTGTTCAAATGTCTTAATTGTTTTCATTTTTTTTTTGTCTTTTTAAATTGCTAAAGGATCTTCTTCTGCAGGTTCAGCTGCTTCCCTTGCCTTGGCTCTTGACTTGTAGGCTTCGTTTGCTGCTTTATCATCAGGTGAAAGTTTCATATATCTATCAACTAAGAAGTCCATGTCAAAATATGGAGTTTCTTCCATTGTTAATGGATCTGTTTTAACTAATGAATCTTTCATAGTACCTATGAAATCAAGTCTTTTTACCATTATTTCCATTTGCTTTAATTCAGCAAACATATTTTCTTCGTTAAATTGAAGAGCGATTTGAGTTCTAAATCCAGCATCTTCTTTGAATTCAGGATATTTAAGACACATTTGAAGCCAAAGAGGTTTAACTAATATTTCTTGAAAAGAACTTCTAAGTCTAGTTATAAATTTAGCAAATTTAATTTCATCTCTAATCATTCCATCAGCTTCCATTGCAAAATCTCCACCACCATCTTCATACATAAATCTAGAGTATGGAATTTTAGAAACTGATTTTAATTTATCTGAGAAGTATTTTAGAGATTCAGTATCGGATAACTCGGGGCCTTCGCCTCCTAAAGTTTCAATTTCAGGTTGCTCACCGTCCTTACTAGGCAACCAATATTCTTTATTGAATTGTAACATTGGTTTACCGTTTGTTGTCAGAGATGCACTGTCCCAATCAAAATCTACAACTTCTTTATAGTTACCCATTAATTGAGAAAGAGATTGTTTTGCTCTAGTCTTTGATTTACCTCCAACTGGAATAATAAACTTCATTCGGTATGATGAGTTTGTAACAGCCCAAATAACTCTAGTATGTTCCATTATTCTCATTAAGTTAAATGACCTTACTAATCTTTCAACGTAAGAAACTCTAGATGCTGTTGTAATAGAAGAATATGATATGTATACAATTTGAGAATCATATAACTTTCTTTCTTTAATTGGATCGTCTTTAAATTGAATCCATATTTTTTTACCATCCTCGTGGTTGTATCCGGGAACTAATGTTATTGGATCAATTTCCTTAAATCCAATAATTTGTGTCATTTCTGGATTATAAATAATTTCAAAAGAAAGATATCCATCAATTAACCATTTTCTGTAAAAGAACCACGCGGATTGGTCCATGTTAAACCCAAAATACTGATAAATGTCACGGTATGATTTATTTAAATATTTCTGAACTTCTTCAGAAACTTCCATACCTATAATCTCAGGGTTAGCCATGAAATTTTTATTGTCATATACTATTGATTCATCACATAAGATATCTAAGATGTCTTCTATTTCATCATGCTGTGCAAATTTTCTAAGTTCTTCTCGTTTACCACGATATTGTTGATCAAAAAACGGAACGTTTTTTCGCATGGTAGTGTCTGCCATTGAAAGTGCAGCAAAAGCGCCGTACATATCATCACTATCCATACCTAATGGATTCATTGCTCCATATCCATATGCATCTTCAAGTGGGCCAATTGCCTGTGATTGTCTAAGTACTAAGTCGTCATAATACATACCAAAAGAAGATAATTTCTTTAGCGTATCACTTAATACAAAGGGTCTTTTTCCTGTGCTTAGTGGTCCATTTCTTTCGACGAATCCTGCCATATTGTTTAATATTAGTTTTATTTATATATTCCTTTTTAAATAGTCTTTAAATTGTATTTTTATTGCCATCAATGTGGTACCGTTTAGTTCTATAAAATTACATAGAGCAATTTCAGGCCATCTTGAATAACTGACAACTGCCTGTTTTTTTTTCCTTGATGGTATATATTGTCTTAATGCAAAATCACATCCATATTTTTCTAAATATGATTTCATACCATCATATGTTATTCTTAATGGTTTTTCATTTATTGGATTTTTTTTTTCGGAAATAGTGCTATTAATAAATGCATTCATTTTTGAATATAAATCATCAAGTAGCTTTTCTTTGACAGGAGTTGGTAGTAGATTTAAATTAACCCCGCAATCATTGTTGCCGTTTCCTTCAATAGCGAGGACTATTGGATTTTCGTCAAACCATGGCAATTCATCTTTATATTTTGGAGAATATTGAAAAACATAGATCTGCCCTGGTTTAAATCTATTTCTAGTATATTGAGCTTCTGTTAAGCTTCTGGACGTAAGACTATCATTAAACCATGATTCTGAGAATCTAACTGCTCTAGTCTTACTTCCATGTTCTCTTGATAATTCACTTATTCTTTTTTTAACATAGCCCATTTTTTATAGTGGTTTTTCATATTGTAATATATATTCCTATTTTAACGTAGCCCGTTTTTTATAGTATCTTCAGTCAGAACTATGAATTTCCAACTTCTATTAATCGCATACTCTTTTGCAGCATTATACTTGTCCATGTTCTTGACATATTGCTCTGCAAGGAATTTATAGGATTCCAGCGCCTTCTTAGACATTTTAGTTGGAATTTTTGGTTTTTGAATTTGTGACTTAGGTTTAATTTCTGCTAAAAATTCATCACTAGTTCCATCCGGTTTTAATATTTTAAAGTAAAAATCAGGATAGTAT